TACGCTGTAGATGCTGAGTAGTTGCTGTTCAACAACGCTGAACCAACGTTTTGAACAACTCCAGTGCCACCAGCGAGTGCTGACGTTACAGCCACACCTTTGAAGATGTAACCATTTGATTGCGAAGGGATGTAGCCGGGAACCCTTGTTGAAGTCACTCCTGCCGTAATGTTTGTCGTATATGTTTGTGAAGCAACAGCTTCAAGTCTTAAAACAGGGTAGCTACTGTTTGTTAAATAGGTAACAGCAATCACGTTATCAAACACTGATGCAACTAGTACTTGAGGAGTACCTCCCGGTGTGTATGGCAAAGTAAATGCGCCAGAACTAGAATTTGATGGGTTTTGACCATTCATGTTATGCACGAACCAGTTATATGCGGAACCGCCTGTGTTGAAATACACACTGAGCACTTGTCCGTTAGGCATTGTAGTTACACCAACAACACCACATAAGGTTGATCCTATTGAATATAGCTGAGTTTGAGCAGAAGTAGTACTTCCATCATAGGAATAAAGTATTCCAGTTCCAGAATTATTATAAAAAGGAGTTGCAACAATCCCTTGTGCTGTTGTTGCCATTTGATTTGCAAATGGTGAGCTGTTATAAAAAGCTGTATCTGTAGTAAAAGCATTGATAACTGAATAAGTTGTACTGCTTGTTGAAATGTAGCTTCCGAAATAGATTGCCCCAGATGCTTGCTTGCCAGAAATTACAAAACCTCCGCCCGGAGTTCCTGCAACGCTAGCACTCTGATAGTACGTTCCTGTTACTGTTGAGCTTGATACATCTGTCAGCGTGTCTGTAATAACAGAATATGTTAGATTGCTTGAGGCATTTCCATAGGCAACTACAAATCTGTTGTTGGTCAAAGACGACATATCAAAACCAGCTTGGTTTGATGTCCCTGAAGGGATATACGACGCATTCACCGTTGGATACTGACTTGCAGATGTCAGTAAAGCAAATGTTGATGAATAAACATAATACACGATTGAGTTTGCTGTTGCGACAGCAATCACAATTTTACCGTTCGCTAAGACACAGAGTCTTGCGTGGGCGTTTGACAAACCACTAGCCACGGTAAATGACGTAACAAAAGTGCCTGAAGAAGTGTACACGTTAGCAATAACAGCCGGACCTGTTGCATACACAACAATCACGTTACCGTTTTGCAAACCTTTAGCTTGAACAGAGTTTGCTCCAACACTTGCAACTAGGATGTTTGCAATAGAACCAGCGCTAATTGTTTTGCTTAAAGTCGTTGTTGTATTAGAAGCAAAATACGCGGCGTTCGGCGTAGAACTAGATCGCAAATAGTTGTTAACTCCTGAACTAACAGACGAAACACTAAGCGTTGGCTGGTTAAAGTTACGTACCAAGTTGGTAGATTTGTTAATCTGTGCCAGAACAGTGTTGTAGTTTTGACTGTAATAAGAATAAGCAAATGAGAAAGCAATAACATAATTGCTTGCCATTTCCACAATAGAAGGAAAATTGTTATACGCTCCGGTGTCTCTTAAAGCCGCGCCGGGGATTGTTGTAATCGCTGTTTGAGTATTTGAAGTATTAAAAATTCTTACAGTCAAAGTCCCTGTGGTTAAAGCAGTGTTTGCAATTGCATAACCACCAGTGGAAAGCGCTTGAATTGATGCTGAAGTAGCATCAGCAATAAGTGTTTCAGTTCCAAGAACGTTAGATGCACTTAAAGTTTGACGAATAACATAATTGCCAGATCCTTCAATGAATATAAAATAAATCATGTCTACGTTTGTACCCGTAGTCATGCAAGTCATTGAAAAGTGGGGGCTACCTACGTTTGTGGTGTATGTGCTGTTGATTGTTCCGTTGACCCCCGCAGTACCAGTGCTTGAATAAGCATAATAACGATAAATGTTAGCGCCAGTTCTTACACCAACCACAAAACTGTTATCTGATCGCACTGCAACACCGGGGCAATATTGTACACTGCCGCTCCAAGTGGCAACGTTAGTCCAAGCAATTGTTTGAGTACCTGTGTCAGAAAATACCTTGTATCTGGTATAGCCTGTATTTGGATCATTGATTACAAGCACAAAACCTTGTCCAGAACCTCTAGCGGCAATGTTCATAGATTGTGAAGTAACTGATATATCCAACACAGGCGCTAAAGTTACAGCGCCTGTGTTGGTATAAACAGCAAGATAAGGTTGATTCGAACCGTTTGTAAATGCCACCGCAAAACCACCAGCAGGCAAAGCACATACACAAATATTACCCTCTAGTGCATACGCGGTAACCGTTCCAATTTGTGTTGCGGCAACTACATCTGCATTGTTTTCATCAGCAATTCGAAAATAAGCTTTTGAATCTCTTGAAAGGAACACGTAAACAATGTTGCCATTTGAAAGTTTTGCGGCAATGGGTGTTCCCAAAGCAGATCCACCACCAATTACGCCGCCTGTTGCGCTAACAACGTTTGAGTTTGTAACTCCATTTGTGATGTTTGCGGGTGAAGAAATGTCAAACGTACCAGTTGTTACCAATCCGTCAGGAATAGCGTCAACAGCACCACTTTTTTGGTACACCAAGTCGCCAGCACTGAAGCCAGCGTTTGAAACGACTGGGATCGTGTTAACTGTTGCTGAAGTTTGTTGTGAAATAGATCGTGACATTTTTAACCCTCGAAACCGTAAACGTTAACATCGACACCCGCCTGTGTGGCGAATGCCACCACGCGCTCGCCTAGTGAGCACACTAAGCCACCGCGCTCCAACACACCATTTGGTGGGAGCACGGTTTGAAATTCAAAATACTCTCCAGCAACCGGAGTTGCGGCGGACGCAACAGCCAAGTTGACTGCAATGGGGTACCCTGTTGTGTTTGTCATAGACACGTTAAACGTCACGGGTGCCGCCGCGGCAATGTACACCGATGTGTTTGTTGCCGCCGCAAGCGACGCTTGGCCTAATGTTCCAGATGCCATGGTTGTTCCTTAAAATTGTCCGAAAAAGTACAGCTTGCTGTTAGACGTGCCGACGGTGGCTTTGTCAATCCAAACAGGAGGTCCTGATGTACCATTTGATTGAAGTAGATCCCCCGCCACACCATAGTCGCCGTTGAAGGCCACCGCGCTGTCGGGGCTAATTGTCACAGAGTCCGCGGCGTTGTCGTTGGTCACCAAACGCAAATAGTGCGCTGACTTGGTGCCGATCGCCAGATCAGTGCTGATAGAGAACAGATACACTGTGTTGGCCGCTTGGAACGGGCCTACACCAGAGAACCCGGAACTGTTCATGCCAAAGTCGCCGTAGTACGACGTCGCAGTTCCTAAGTCGTTCGATACGATATAGTCCACTGAAGCGGTGTCACCACCACTCGTGTTTTGAATGATGCGTTGTGCATAGCTGTTAACTGACGTCTGACTAGACTCAAAGATATTTGTGTCTGTGTACGTCAACATGCCATAGTTGATGGCTCCGTAAGCAGAGGCAGGCGCAATCGGGTTGGTCGCAGTCAGTTGACCGCCAGTAACCGTCACTCCATCGACGTCCGTAGCCTGTACGTTAGGAACCTCAAGTGTGCTTGTTGAAGAGTTGTACTTGAGGTTTGCGTCGAAGGTGGTTGTGCTAACAGCACTTTGGAACGGGATCTGGTACTGGCCGCCGCCAGCGATGTTGGTTGTCAATGACGCGGCAGGGGCGGCCGCCCACGCAAACGTGGACCCGGTCCAACTGAGCACCTTACCAACGTCTGCTCCAGTGGGAGCGACTGCAAACGTCGTTGCACCTACACCAGACTGGAACAAGAGGCGAAAAGCTGAACCACCAACAACGTTGGTTGCTGTTGTGGCCGTTGTGGCTGTTGTGGCCGCGCCGGCGTTTGTTGCAAAACCTGCAACAGCCGCAGTGCCTACTGTGATACTTGCAGGATTGGTATACGTAGGCAAAGTGCCATTCGACGTCAGAATGTAGTCTGTTGTACCAAGGGGCAAGAACGTTGTAATGTTTGGCGCGCTTTGGTAAGCAATTGCGCCTGCAGTTCCGCCGGGTAAGTTACCGCCTGCAGAAGTTGAGTTAGCGAGCAGGGTGACAACACCCGTGTTGTTTTTAAAGAACAGTTTGCCGTCGGCGGTGTTTAACGCCAACTCGCCGGGAATCAAATTCGCGGGCGAGGGCACCGCTGATGCGGTAGAACTGTAGTACTGCTGGATTGGTGTGAATCCCGTTTGTGCCATGTTTATTTCTTCTTATCGGGTGTAGTAGGAAACATTGGGGCGGAAGTAAATCGGAGACTTATCGCGGTCTTCGTCTTCAGCAGACAGCGTGGCTTCTGCCGCGTCTTGTTTCAACATTTGAATTCGTGCAGGGTCAATGCCGGGCAACAACTTAGCCAAGCGGTGCGACAACTGGCCTTGAATGGCTGGCACCCAGCGGTCGGGAATAGCAACTTCGTTTGTCAGCTTGCCCACGTCTTGTGGTTGCATCTCCACAACGAACTGGAACGCTTGGAACGCGTTCTGTGGCACAGGCCACACGTTGATCTGTGGTGTGACTTGACGATCCATCCAGTACTGTAACGCGCGCACACTGGGGAAGTCTTTGTTTGGCAGGCTGAAGTAGTCGTTACGGTTCATGCGCGCCATGGGTATGTCTTGTTGGACAGAAGCCAACGACAGTGCCTTGACAACGATAGGTGTTGCGCCCGTGTTATGGAAGCGCCAGAAACCCGCCGCAGGGGATCCGTCAATCTGCAGGTAGCCCCAGTTGTTGGCCGTGCTGTTACTCACCGCGCCAATCGGGGCCCACGTAATGTCATCGTAGCTGTACTCAACAGTCAACGTGGTGTTTGCTGTATCGCAATAGAAACCTGCGCTCAAGAAACGTGGGTTGCCTTCAAAGTACGCCTTGGCCGATGCGCCAGCGGCGATGCTGTACGGCACGTCCAACGTGGTGGTGTTGAACACCAGCGTGTTGTCGATCGTGGCTGAAGGCAACGTCATCGTGCGGTAGTTGGCTTCGCGAATGTCCACGGTACCAACTGGCAGTGTGTACGCGCGCTGTTGGGCTTCACTGCCCATCACAATGTATTCAAGCAACCACAAGTTCACGCCGCGGTTCGACAAGTTGATCAGGATGTACCACAAAGCCTGACGAGCCGAGTTAATGTACTCAGGCGTCAACTCCTCTGACAGCTTGCCAGCTTCTTTGTAGGCAAACGAAATCAACTGGTCAACCGAAATAGTGGTTTGACCAGTTGTGTTAGAGGTGTTGTCGTAATTGCTAGCCATTGTTTAGCACATTCCGCCTTTGTTGTACTTCTCGGCAACCTTCTTAGGACCCTTAGCGGCAGGTTGTTTGTCGTCGCACTTGGCGCCAATCATGCCACCAGCTTTGTACGTGCGCACTGTGCCCTTCATCTTGGCGCGGCCGCCTTTTTTAAGCTTAGACAGGTCGGTCTTCTCACCGCCATGGGCCTGCTCTTCATGCATCTTGACCGCTTTTTTGACGACCTTTTTGTCCTGCGCCATGTCAGCCGCTTCGGACTCGTAGTCCTTCTTGGAGTGGTCGATACGTGGTTTGTAAGTAGAAGCCATTTTATTTCCTTTTTGTCTTTGCAGAGTCTTTAAACGCCTGCGCTGTCGGTGCACCCTTGGTGCCGGGTTTTCTCATTGTCTCAACAGGACGACCTTCATCTTTTTGCTTTTTGATGCGTTCCTGCTTTGCGTGAATGTTTGCGTAGAGTCCGGGTTTCATATCAGCAGTTCCAGCTTTTCAGCGAAGCCTTAGCGCGCTCTGCGGGTCCTTTGGCTTTGGCCACGACGCCTTCCATGCGTGCACAAAAACTTGCTTTGCGGCCTGCGTCTGCCTTGGTCTTAGGGTTTGGTGCAGGCGGCTTCAAGTTTGAATTGTTCTTGGCGTTGTACTCGGCACGACCTTTAGCCGTCATACCAGCACCCTTTTCGGTGGGGTTGTACGTCTTGTCTTTTCCCGTAGTCTTACGAGGAATTGGTTTGTCTTGTGCTCGTGCCATAGTGTTACGCTCCTATAGATAATTACCCATAATTTGAAGCGAACTTGCCCTTAAAGTAGTGAGCACTCCGCGGTACGTCTTTTAAGCAAACCGGGCAAAACTTTGCCCCCGCCCTTGGTCCAAAGCATCAACTGTTCCTTGGCGCCTTCCCAGTCACCTGCGTTGATTTTGCGCTTGAGTGTGGAGGTCTGTAGCCTACCAACACCGAGGTTGTAGCAGAAGTCTACAATAGCGTTGAGCTTGCCGATGTCGCCTTTAGCGGCCAACACCAGCAGGCCGGGGCATTGACGGATGACACCCGGCGCGTACGTGTGCAGGAGTTCTGTCATCAGGAGCGCCCTAGCTGTGGGCTCGTCCATTGGAGGGTCTTGTAGCGTCACCTTACGGCCGTCTGCGTAGTACGTGGACCCATACCCAATGGTTGCCACGTTGGCGGGGCACAGGTAAGGTTTGGCCCTGTACCCCTCAAACCGGCGGCATAGTTCTGCGGCCAGTTCTAGGTTCATAATCCGCGCTTAGACAGTGTGCGGTCGAGGAACCAGTAGTTAATGGTGCCTGACAGCAATGCAGAGAAGTCTGGTGTCATCATGGTCTTGAACACATCGACTGCAAGAGCACCACCAACCCACGCGTTCCACGCAAACCATACGTGAATGAATGACCAAACGAACAGCACCCAGTAGGTCACCACAGGGCGCACAGAGGCTGAGAGGCTGGCCACCCAGCCGCCAGCGGCTTTGACCATCTCGGCTTGCTGGTTGATCGCCGCGTTGAATGCGTCCATCACACCAACGTCCACAGCGGCTTCTCGGTTGGCGCCGATCTCTGCTAACTTCTGTTGGCCGCGTTGGGCCTCTAAGTCACACTGGAACTTAAACATGTTGAGTTCATGCTCGCGCTCGTTCTTCTTGTCCATCCACTTGAGCACCTCTGGTGCCAAACGGAAGATACCGCCGAAAATGGAGCCTAACAGGCCGCCGCTTAAAATCTCTAACATGTTTACTCCTTACAACTCGGTTTCTTGTCTTCGTTCTGCATGAGTTTGATACCAGACAGGAACCCAATCATGCCGCCGATCAGCGTAGAAAACGCGGGTGAAATCATCTTGAAAATTTCTGCGTTGTCCACCTCTTTGGCCCACAAGCCCAGCATAAAGCTGGTTACCATGGCCAATACGGAGATACACAGGGTCGTGCTGACCATGAGTGTTACCCACAGGGTCAGTTTTTCTTTCGTCTCCACTTGGGGTTTGCGTGTTGGTCTCTTTGTCATACGTATTTGTCAAAATGCCTCTTATTAGAAAATATCTCTAATTCAATGGTTGTTTGGTACGCGCGCTTGTTGTACAACTCAAGGTCATAATCTTCAACAGCCTGTCTTACTTTTTCAGCTTTAAGTGCCTGCCTGTACTCGTATTCCAAACGTTCTGCGCGGGCCTCAGAGGCGATTGATTTAACGTCGTAAGGTGAGGGAAACACAAACGGATACCATTTGTGTAACTGAATCACTTCTTTTCCCTCTCAGCCGCCCTTGCATAAAAATACAAAAGCTTTCCGCGTATCTCTGAGCTATCTGCGGTACCTGCCCACGCGGCTAAGTTGTTCCAGATGTTTAGTAACTGCTCGGTGTTGCAGTTGTTTCCATTTGTTGTCAACCAACGTGACAACTCTATGTGGCGAAGTGTGGGCTCGTTAATCCAACTCAGTCCGTAGAAGTCCGCGATAATGCAGGGACTTTTTTCCTGCGCAGGGACCAATATACAGACTAGGAGTAGTAGAGCCGCTACCCATTTCACTTGTCCGCCTTGTTATCTAGTTTGTCAAATATCTTGTTGAGCATCTCTTTGATCTCAACAATCGAATCTTTAAAATCTTCACGACGTACGAAGTCCTGATTGACTTCACGGTTTAACTCACGAATTTCAACTTTTAGGTCTTTGATGGCGTCCCAAATAGTTTTCAAGATCCAGCCCCCAAAAGCGCCGCACAAAGTTATTGCCGCATTAAATATGTCTTGCGAGTCCATGATTATTCCAAATTTGGATTGTTTGGTGCGTTAGGAATCGGGAGGCTGTGCCCCGGCAACGCAACAGACACATCAGGCCTCGGGTGCCTGAGCGTGATGTTCTCAGTTTGAATGGCGGCAAGGCGCCACGGATCGAACTGGTCCAAGTCGTCAGGGCATACCATGAGACCGGGAAAGTTTGGATCTGATTTCAAGAGTGAGTACGGCATCTTGCGATTACAACGATCGCAGACCGCAACGGACAGCACTGGCTGTCCGTGCGTATCGCAATAAAGGCCGCCAAAGTAGGCGTTACCCATTAGCGAACTCCAGCTTGGATTACTGTGAGTGTAGAGTTGGTGCCACCAGTAACCTGAATAGCCCGGAAGGGCTGATTCACGATTGGACTAGCAGGCGCCGCAACCCAAGTCATCACGGGCGGCGTAGGTACTGGATACCCTTGCGCGTTCAGTGGGAAAGGGTCTGTGTAGGAAATCTGAACAGTACCGCCGCCGGTGGCAACGTAAGAAACGTTGACCGGCGCCACGTACTGGTCGATTGGGACGAGAACGTCCGCTCCAACTGTTACTTGGCGCATGTCAGTCCTTAGTTGTTGGTGTAGCCTGAACCTACAGCGGTGATTGTGCCGTCAGGGTTACGTGGTGTGTATGTCACACTCAATGTACCAACGGCGCTGGCGCCGGCTGTATAGCTCAATGGCAAGTCGTTCAAACCAATGTTAGACAACAAAGCGGCTTGACCTGCGGCCAAAGCGCCAAGGTTGACACCAGCGGCGTCGGACAATGTGGCCACTGTGGTGCCATTCAATGTCACGTTTGTAGAAGCTGGGGAACCCGCGGCTGTGCTTACATACGCTTGGATTTCGTGAATGATCGCGCCAGCGGGGATCGTAATCACTGATGCCACACCACCAACGATAGCTTTTTGCTGTGTGCAAATTGCGGCGCCAGTGTTATCAGCGGCAATCACGCCGTTGTTGGTGGGGTTGTTTCGCTTGAAAATGCGAATGGGGGTTGTAAAAGTTGTTGACATTTTTCTACTTTCCATAGAAAGATTACAGTACTGTCTCTATGGCGTTGCCCGTGAGCCGTACGGGTTCAGTACTGATAAAGGCTCCTACATAGAATTACCCACATTTACAAACAAAAACGCCCTACCTTTTCAGGCAGGGCGTTTAGGGTGCCGGGTTTCTTTACACCCGGCTAGGTCTGCAATTACAAACCGATCGTGCCGTACATATTACGGGGATCGTGCCAACCTGTAGCATAACGCTCAGAGGCCTTGTAACGCATGCTGTCGGTTTCGAAGTCACCTTCAGAGCTACGCTCCAAGGGACGACGCATCACCAACATCAAACCGTTTTCAGCGTCGGTTTGAACGAACCAAGCCTTGCTTGAAGACAAACGAGTCACCACGTGGGCGCCGTTTGGCAACATGCCAGTGGACTTGATAGGGTTCAAATCGTTGTCAGCGCCGCCGGAACGGAGAACAGACTTCAAGATCACTTCTGCTTGGAATTCCAAAGCAGGAGGAACCACGAGTTGTTCAGCTTTCAAACGAATACGCTTACCGTTGTTGTCCACTGCAGAACGGATTTGGATCAACATCTGTTCAACAGAAGTTTGAGACAAAGATGCCGCTGTAGACAACTGGTTGCTGAAAGAACGACCTTGGGAGATTGGGTGGTCATTTGCGATCAATGTTTTACCGTCGCCACCGACATAGCCGGCAGTGAACGCAAAGTTCAACAAGTTTGCACACAATGTCTCTTTTGTCTCGATCATGGACTGAGCCAAGTGCTTCGAGAAAGTCGAGCCGATACGAATGTGATCGCCGTCTTCCATCAAGACTTTGGTCATGGCGTATGCCAAACCATAGATCTTATAGATGAAACGGGTAATGAACAAAGTACCGCCTTGATCATACGAAACGGGTGTACCGTCAGGCATCTCAGGGGCTGTGTTCATACCGAACAGCATCACTTCTTCGTGATAGTTACGGGGAATGCCGGTGATCTGGGTTACGAAACCCTTCCACTCGTCATCACGTTGTTGGTATACACCATCAAAGACTTCATTGAGGATAGGTTCGACTACCGCTCTAAAGTCCGTACTGCGCATTGGGGTTGCCATGTGCTACTTCCTTTCTTTAGTTTATTCGACGTTAGCGGCAACGAACGCGTCGTTAGCAAGCTTGACGGTTACGATAGTTGCGGCGTCGCCCCAAGCGTTGTTGATGTCACGGCCGAGACCAGTAACTTGAACTTGTGCTTGTGTGCCAACTGCAACTGCTGTGGGATCAAGACCAGCGGTCGAGGTACCCAAACCACCGTTACCGATGATCTGACCTGTAGAAGGTGTCAAGAAGTTGAATTCTTGGCCAACTTGCGTGTTAGCGATTGCGGCGTTAGCTTGGATCTCATACACGATTTCAGGGTCTTGGAAAATCCACATCACAACGTCAGTGGCTGTGCCCAAAGCGGGACCAAACCATTTGCTGACAGTGCGGCGGCCAGAAGCGTCTGTGTACTCAACACCGGCGAACACACCAGCTAAACGCTGACCTGCTGTAGGTGCCGCAGTAGCGACGATAAGAGTTGATACGCCTGCAGTCGTTGCTTCATCAAAAGAGACAGGGGTACCGCTGTAGAACACTGCAGTGGGGCTGTAAGCACCAGTGTAGTTCAACGAACGGATAATGCCGCTAGGATGATAAACGGGCTTCAGGCCAAAGGGAGTGTAAGTTGCACTCATTTATTGGTTCCTTAAAGTTGTTTTAGTTAAAACCGCAAATGATTCGCGGCTCTATGTGCATCTTTTTCCATCTCCAAGAGTCCACCTTCCAGAATGGATCGTCCGCCTTTACCACCTTCAGCCTGTGAACGCACTTGCGCGGTAATGTTGCGCTGGTGTTCCAAAGGATCGTCGTGGTGAAGCATACGTGCCACTTCTTGATAAATGTCTTCTGGTAGCTTGAATAAGATCATCTCATTACAAGATATACAACCTTCAAACTTGCCCGAGCTCATCTTGCCTAAGTTTTCAAAACCTTTTCCTAATTCGGAGGTTTTCACTGGCTCATAGCCCAACGCCATACGTTTGTCGATTGAATCATACTGGTTGGTTGTGGACAACCAGCAGAGGTGCATACCGGGCAATAACCCGCTCGGTACGTCCGGCAGTGCATTGTTGGACCATTTGTCCCGAAAAGCCTCCAGCCTTTCACGCTTCACTGCTTCATCAGGCGAGGAAATTTCGTTCCGCGCCTTCAGTTCATCAACACGCCCTTGCAGGCGGTCGTCTAAATCTCGTGTAATTCGATTGTTAGCCATCATTTACCCCTTATTTCGTTACTCGGTTCTTACGGTCAAAATCTGCGTAGCTACGGATTGCTTTAGCACGCTTGGAGGGGTCATCCCACATTCCTGCGTCCTTGAGCGCCTGCACGCGGTCTCGGCTCAGTGTGAAGGTGTTCTTTACAGCACTACCACTCACGTCTGTGCGACCACTAGAGGTTCCGCTACGGCGGTTACGATCACCACCGCCTGTTTTGGCCGTATACCGATGAGGTAAACGTTCTTTCAATCGATTGTCCAACTCGTCCCAATACTCTGGGTCGGAGGGATCCCAACCTTCGCTTGCCAGTGCGTTATCAATCACCTTGGCAATACGACTGTCTGTGTCTTTACCACTGGGGTCATACCAGCGGTTTGAATTCAACCATTGCGTCGCGTTTTGTTGGACTGTTTCCGTGGCCACATTAGGCACGTTGTTACGGGGCTGTTTAGCCTCTTCCAACTGCTTCTGTTTCAGCAACTGCACCTGCGCCAATTTTGTCTTGGCGTTGTAGAATTGCTCCATGTACTCCATCTGCTCGGCCACGTTGCCTGCTTGCGCGGCCTGCGTTGCCTTCATCTTCGCGTACTCAACACGCGTTGACTCATCTTCCAACAAGCGGTCGATCTGGGCAAACTGGAATCCTACTGCGGCGTTTTCCACTTGGGCCAATCGGCGCTCAAGGGTCTCGTTGCGGCGTTCCAGTGCACTGATCTTATGCTTGGCACTAACTTCGCGTTGCTTCGTCAGGTCCTTCTTTAGGCGTCGCTCTTCACGACGCGCGGCTCGAAGGGCCTCTCTGTCTTCATCGGTTTCATCACCAGTTTCGCCGCCTTCGGCAAAGCCCTGTGTGTCACCGTCATTGTCGCCGTCATCGTCGTTGTCTTGCGATGCGTTTTGTTGATCATCAGAGCCCTCGAAGGGGTCTACATGATCGTCCAAGGCCGCCAACGCACTGCCATCGTCTCGTTCTTTGATGGCAATATCTTCGCCGGCCTGTAATTCAGCTTTATGTACTGATTTCATAACGAAATCCCTTATTCAACAAATGCGGGGAACATGGTCCTCGCTGTTTCGAAATTATCAATTGCACAAATGACCTCGCGGTCCTGCAAAATGATAAACACAACTTCGCCGTCACCGTGCGGTACCGCCCAGCGGTCACCACCGTACTTGATAACGCGAACTAGATCACCAACTTCTGCCCAAGCGCCTTCCGGCCATGGTTGCAGTGTGTTGAGATCTTTGTAAGCCAAGGGACCTACACCAACGACCTTTGCGATTACCTCATTCCATTTCTCGGTGGCTTTTGTATCATTAACTAAAATGATGCCGCCCTTTGAAACGTCTTTGGCTTTTCGCAACTGAACGATGATTCGGTTGCCTTTCAGCTTAACTCCCGGATCAACAACCGGGAAACAGTCGGCTTCGCTCCGACCATCGACCTGATATTTACTCTCTGTCATTCTCAGATTCCTCGTCCTCTTGCAGGACACTGTTGATAATTTCCAAGGCCTCTTCCAGACCTCGGCCTCTGCCTACTAGCTGGTTGTATCTGTCCCAGCTATCGACTCCGTTCAAAACGCCGATTTGTAAAAACTGCACGGCCTCTTTGATCCTGAAGATCGATTCATATAACGGGTCTTTCATCAAAAACCCTCCTTATAACTAAGTACACACAAATGTGTGTACTTACGCCCTAAATTATTTTTTAAGACCGCGACTATTTACGGGCGGTACTTGGTACAAAGGCGCCTTAGGTGCCATCTTTGAACCAGAGGGACCTTTTTCTACTGGTGAGCCGGGGCCACCTGCGTAGCCGGGCTTGCCGGTGATCTTGTAGTTCTTGCGAAAACCCATGTCTTCGTTTTGTGTTGCCATTGTCATACTCCTGTTGGTTGTTGAAGTTGTTGGACCGCTTGGGTCAACTGTTGTTGTGCTTGCATCGCCGCATCGTGTGCACGTTGCTCTTCTGCTTGCGCTTGATCTAACCCATGCTTACGCAGATCTGCGTACGCTTGGCTTTCTGCCTCCAACGCAGTCATCTCTTGTGAGTGCTGTTGTTGAATCTGTTGCGCGCTCAGTGCTTGGTCTGCGTTGATCATTGCCACGCGCTCTTTGGAGGCGTTGTTGATGTCCGCAATAGCCACCTTGGCCGCGTTGTCTTGGTCCGCTAGCTGTTGCTGTAGTCCAAGCGTGGCTTGGATCTCTGCCAGCTTGGCCTGCATGTCGCGCACCTTGTCTGCCATCTCGGCCTGCATCTTCTCGCGCTCCAGTTGGAAGCGCGCCTGCGCCTCTTCTGTCTTGCGCTTTGTCTCTGCCATCTGTGTCTGGATGAGTGCCTGAGATGTGGGGTCTGCCATCGCCGCAGACTGCATCTGTGACTGCTTGGCTTGTTGCATCTGTTGCACCAACTGCTGGATGATCGGGTTGATGCCTTGGAACGTCTTCTCTGCGTCTTGGTTGACCAACTGAGCGGCCATGGCCAGTGCCTCTTGGGCGGCTTGGTCCAGCTTGCGCTCTTCGTTCAACTTGAACGCGTCCTCGCCACCGGCGGCGTGCGACACGTAGTTGCGCATAGACTGCAGGTAGTGCAGTGTCAAGTGTTGCTTGATGTGCTCCAACATCAAAGGCGTCACTGAGGGGCCAATGAGTGGGTTGCCGCCGTAGGCTGGGTCCATCATGTACGCCAAGTGCACCTTCAGGTGGTCAATGTGGCTCTGATCTGGGAACGCGGCCGCTGGATGATTCATGGTCATCTGCACGTTCTCCAGCGCAGGGTTGCTCTCAACCGAGCCCTGTGGGTTAGGCATGACCTTCTCAATGTCTGGCACCTTCATCAGCTTCATGACACGCATGTGAGCCTCACGAACGTTGTACAGTTGCGGCGCTTTGTCTGCCAACTGCATCACCATTTGAGCCTGTGTCAAACGCTGTGTTTCACTGAAGATGTTAGGGTCGGAGATCGGGCTGACGTCTGAGTTGTCTTCAAAGTCTTCAATCGCGATCTCGGCGCCAGACTGGTTGTCCATGTCTTCCAAGTACCAGCAGTTGATACGAGAGAGGACCTGCAGGCTTTTAGCCTGACTGCGGTGCAGTCGTGCGTGAATGCTTGAGAACACCTTCGAGCCTTGCTCGATGAGTGCCTGTGTGGTTCCAACGGGTGCGTTGTTGCCTGCGTCGGCAATACGGCCTTCGCTTGTCTTGACCACACCCTTGGCCGCGTCAGTGAGCCAACCTAACAGGTTGTACAGCACGGAAGAAGGCGGGTTAAACGGCAGTGGCATCGCCAACTTACGCACGTCGTCCACGCCGGGTGAACCCTCGATCTCTACGACCTGAGTTGGCTCGATGCGGTCAGACTGGCCACCAATGCGTCCGCCTTTGAGCTTCAACATGGTCTGGCTGTTGTTCACGTGCGCTGAGTCCATCAAGGCACGGAGCGATCCAGTGAGGGCCGCTGAGAGGCCGCCGATCAGGTGTGGCATGCCGATAGCGTAAGCGCCGCGCCATGGAATGAACTTGTATTCCACGATCCAGTCCAGCTTGCGCATGCGTGTGTCGCCTGACTGCCAGTTGCGGTACAGGCCGACCACCTTGCTTGAGATCTCGTCGACCGTCATGATGTACGGCGCACGCGCACCGCCTGTCAACGGATCGTCTTCCAAACGCAAGAAGACTGTGATCTCATACACACGGCGCAGGCCGTCTACGTTCTTGGTTGGCTCCGAGACGCCCTCGATCTTGTCGTTGGCCTTCTTGGATTGTGTCTGGTTCTCAGGCAACAGGTCAGAGGTGTATATCTCAATGTCGCGGTACTCACCCATGTCGACACGTTGCTTGAACATGTCTTCTGTGATGTCTTGCTGTTCCGTAATGCGCGCGGCTGAGTAGAAGTTGGTCGACGCGAACGGCAACAGAATGTTGTCAATCGGGATCCACTCGGGCACGGGACGGTTGAGGTCCTTGTCAAATCTCCATTTGAGATACTGTGAGCCACCAAGGGGAAGCTGAGTGAACAACTGCTCCATCTCGTCACGGTACTCTTCAACCTGCTCGGTCAATTGCCAGTTCAGGAAGTTGGCTTTACGCTGTGCTGTCTCCAAACGCTTTTGATCAGCCTTACCCTTGATGAACGTGCGCACCAAACCGTCGGCTGGCAACAACTCTTTGCAGGCATTGGCCGCAAAGTCAACACAGGCCTCTGCCATGATGGGGTGAACCACCTTGGACGCGCCGTCGAACGTTGCGCCACCGGGGGCGTCGTTGCCCAGACCTGTGCGGCGGATGCCCTCTTCATACTGCTTGTCACGCTGTTTGCGGGACTCGCGGTCCACCTCAATAAGGTCAAGGTACTCAGACGCCAGTTCGTCCAAGACGCCCTCTTCCAACTCCTCTGCCAAGTTGGCGTAGAACTCTGGGTTCTGAGAAGGTTTTTGTGTCTCCATCATGTTGACCACGACAGAGCCGTCTTCCAACTCGATGATCTCAGACTCTACCTCGTCAATGTCCAAGTCCAGCGCGTTGGCCAGATCTTGAACCTCTTGTTCCGTGTCTACCTCTTGGGTTGTCTCGTCTTCTGCGTAAGACAGCGCGGACAGGTTACCGCCCTTTTGAAGTGGGATGATTGGTTGCATTATTGGTTAAAGCCTTTGTATGCTTTTCGAATTGGTTGGGCCATTGGCAACATGCCAAGCGCGCTCATGCCTGCGCCAACGGGTTCGCCCTTGGCTAAGTAGTGTCCTGTCTCAGACGCGTACATTGGCGCCATGGCCATTGCACCCGCTGGGTTGAGTGTTGCGATGTCTGCTAAACCGAAGTTGAACGGCAAATTGCTAGAGGGGCCGCCCACCACTGTGTCGGCTGTTCTGCGGGCCTTCTGACGACCCATGCCTGAACGCTCTAAGAACTCTTGACCCAGCGCAGAAATGCGTTCTTTGGGTGATGCTTTGTATTCTGTCATGGAAGGCTCACGGCGCTCCATGTTGCGCAGGAACATCTCGTCGGCTGAGTTGTCCATCGCGCTGTTGCCGCTACGAATGTAGCGTGTCAACTCTTCCAGTGTGGGTTGTTGTGTCTGGCCGCCGCCTGCGTAACCGCGGACCATCATCTCGGCCTGCATGTCGCGGGGAGAGTACATCATGCCACCCTCGGCCTTACCCTGCACCGCACGGCGGCGCTTGTCCATCAACTCTTCCATCTCCCAGTCTTTGGCAAACGGTGCACGCTGTGCTGGCTCAGTGTCGAGCAAATAGTCACGCTGGCTTTGAGGCTTCCAGTCCGATGGGTGCTTAGTCACCACCGTCTCTGGCAAGCCAGACATACGGGCCTCATCGCGCCATGACTGCATTTCAGGCGTGGGACGGCCACCACCGCCGGGTTGTGCGGGGCGTTGGCTGATCGGGTTTGTGCCAGTGTAGTTGTGGCGCATGGGGTTGATCATCGCGTTGATCGCGTTGACAATGTCCTCTTGGTCTGGATCGATGCCGCGGGCACGGAAGTCAGCGACCACCTTGTCCACCAAGGCACCGTGCTTACCCATCAACATCTCGTCTGTCAACTTGTCCAGTCCGGGGGCCTCCATGGCGGCCGCACGTTCGGCAAACGGCGCGCTTGCGCTGGTCATCTGCGGAATGTCACCCTCAGTGACTCGCAAGGTGTCAAGACCCCCCATTGCGTCGTCTGTCAGGTCCATCGCCTCTTCACCCAACTGCTGGCGCGTTGCCAACTCTTCTGTTGAGGGTGTGAATGACTTGTTCCATGTGCGGTTGGCTGTTCGGCCAGTGTTGGCCATCGACATGAACTCGTCTTCAGGGAACGCGTTTTGGAACTGACCCTTGGGGTAGTTGCGCGCCTTCAAATTGACTGGCGACATGTCAAACTGGCTCGGCACACCTTGGAATGGGCCAATTGTTTCGCGTGTTGTCACGCCTTTAGCGCGCCCTGGGGTGATTGTGCGACCCTCTGGGGTGGTAGCAGGGGGGTATGGGCGGCCTGAAGCGTCAACAAACTGGTCCGCGAACGGTGTTTGCTGTTTCATGCGCGCCATTGTCTCGGCTGGCTTGGCTGAAGGGGCTGAAAGTGACCGAATGTGGTCTTCCAACTGCTTCACCTCTTCGGCAGAGGGGGGTTTACCCACTGCCTTCGTGTATTTGCGGATTGCGTCCTGAATTCGGTTGGCAAACTGACCCACAACGTCACCACCTTTAGCGTAATGCGGCAGGTTGGCCTGTTCGTACATCATCTGAGTGGGTGTTTTGATTGGGTTAAGCATCGTAATCTCGGCTTTTTAAAATTTTGTTGTAGGCATCGAGTTCTCCGCCTTTTATCATGTCCTTGAACATGTCTCGGTACCTTGCTCTGACTGGGCCCCAAACAGAAAACGACTCTCCGCGTGCCCTGATGTACCTGCACATCTGACAGTTGCACTGCCGAATCTCTTTTGTGTGCGAAGAACTGTGCATTCAGGGGCCTCCTATAACCAATCACCCATAAATGGAGGCCAAAACGCCCGAAAATTACGCCGCGTAGGGGTTATTTACCCTGTTTCGCGCAATGTCGTCTGCATGCTCGTACATTCTCGGCGGCAGGGGGTCTAACTGGAGCCATCCTGAGTCGCGCAGGACGCGAAGGGCTTGTGAAAGTGCGTCAACGTAGTCGTCGTGGCCCTTCGCTTCAGGGAATGAGCACACCTGACGAATAAAACGCTTGGCCCATGGGGCTACCTCGCCCGGGTTTTCAGGGTCTTCTGGCACATACACCCGACCTTTTGCGATCAACGGCGCCACAATGTTCATCCTTTGCACCTTGTCTGCTCGTCCGGGGTTGTAAGACCTCACTGGCAGGTGAGCGGCCTGCAACTCTTGGATGAGGGAAATGCCTGCGGACTTGTCTTCCATGAGAATCAGGTCCGTTTTCTTGCCCTTTGCAAACGTGTTGTCCGCGCCGTACACAACCTCCTTGTAGTCCTCAATCACTTTGCGGCGTAACTCTGGGTAAGACAGGTGGTTGTCCCATGCGTCAAGCAAAATGCAACTCGTTGCGAAGTCCTCTTGCTCGAACACACCCAGCGCAATGCACGCAGTTGGGTCGTTGTGTGTTTTTTCACTGGTTGCTGGGTCGTATGACACCAGCACGTACTCCAATGTTGGTGTTGGTTTCTGCGCAGGCCAGTTGCGGAACCACTTGCGCTTGACAATACCCGCGTTCTCCGGGTCCAAGATCTCGCCATAGATCTCCTGACGTCCTAGGTCCGTGCCCTCGTAGGCTTCCAGTTGTTTGAAGAACGTGCCAGACAAGTTTTGCCTGTTGTCGTAACTGGAGGCGCGGGACACGTACACGTCGCCCCCGACCTTACCCTCGTTCAGGTCTGTGATCAACTCCAACGGTTTGGGTGTGGTGGTGATGATCGACTGCACCCTCTTGATGCGCGGGTCAGTCAGACGCAACGTGAACTGGATCTGGTCGTACGCATCGTCAATGTACTCGAACGCGCACAACTCGTCCGCCCACATGCCGTGCCACTGCGTACCCCGGAAGCGCTCTGGCTCAGACGCCGGGATGCCGCGGATCATGCTCCCGTTCTTGAGTGTGAGTTCAAACAGTGACTTGTTGTAGTCCTTGATCAGTGACGTGGGGATGATGTTGAGCAGGCCTGAGTCACCCTCGAAGCAGGTCGCCCGGATGTCGTTTGATGTTGGTGCTGTCACCAACCAGCGGGTCTTGTCGAAGACCGCCGCGCGCAGGCCTAACCAGTTGGACGCCGTGTGCGTCTTGCCTGAACCTCGGCCGGCTAGGAGCAAGAACGTATCGTACTCCCCGTCATCCGGCTCACGCTGGTGTGGCAGGGCTGTTAGCTCCCACCTCACACGCCACAGGGCCAAGTCCAGTTGCTCCTTGGGCCAACCCTTGTTCTGCTCGGCAAACTGCTTCAACAGCTTTTGCTGTGTGTCATTCATTGGCATGCTTTAGGTACTCCAAGGCTTTCTCCATGTTCTGGATGTTGTCACCGAACGCACCCAAGCCCCTGTTGCAGTTAACACACAGGACACCACGCACCTTGCCTGTCTTGTGGCAGTGGTCGATGTTCTGCAAACCAAAGTAGTTGCCGCATATCGCACAGACATGGTTCTGCGCCTCCAACATGGACTGCACCTGCTCAGGCGTCAGACCATAGCGCCTCATCAGCATATCGGCTCTCTTTTGCTCAAACAGTTTGGCCTTCTTCTCAGGTGGCATCTCTGCGCGCCTCTTGCGCTGGTACGCCAAAATCCTGTCTCGGTTTTGTTGGTAATATGTCGTCATAAGCAAACGGTTAGGTACCCCTCACTGACCAAAAACGTATTATTGCTGTCTTCCAACTTAATGTGAACACAAGGCCTAATGTCCACTTCGGTAACGTGGGTAATCCTGCGCATCTCCTCGTACTGTGGTCGGCGCACTTTCATTTGGTCTTCAACCAGCATCAGGCTCGTCCTGAAGACCATGTAGTATTTGACTTGGTGTGCAGAGATCTCCGTCCTGATTCCAAGTGACTCCGTCAGGTTATGTACCGACCTGAACATGCGCAGGTTTGAGAAGTTGAACCGAAACTTGGCAGAGACCCTGCTGTGGCACTTTGGCCGTGAGGCACATACCCCCCGGAGTATAGCCAAGCGTTGCTCGAACGATGCGAACAGGTACTCTTCTGGAATGTGGTCTGGGATTTTGCCGTACGCCTCAATCAGCTTGGACACCATCTTGGTGCGTTTGTCTCTGTGCGGATCCCCGATCCACATCCCCAAATCGTAGGGGTGGATGGGTAGAGGCTTGGTTGTGGGCCTGATTGGGTAGCAGGTTGGCATCCTGCACCAACCCGTGTCTTGGTTGGCTAGGTTCTGTGGCGCGTAGATAGGAAGGTTGTAGTCCTCCCTGAACGGGGTCTTGCGGCTCCACTTGGCCAATCTAAAAAATAGCTTGTTGTCATAGACCGGAATGCCGGTGCGGCTATCCACTACCAAAGTCAAGCCGTCCTTGGTCCAGATCTTATGACACACCACCGGCGTGTACTCTTGGACAGAAACAACTTTGACTGGCAGGCCCGTGTAATCAAAAACCTCATCCCCCGGCTTGATAAACCTCGCTAACTGCCATCCGGCAGTGGTAGGGATGGGGGTTCGTGCATCGATTCCCATGTCTAACCCTAATTACCCATAGATCCAGTGGTTTGTGCCCTACAAAAAGGGTGGGGGGTATATGACCCAAAAATCGTCGTTTTGTGCAGGGTGTCGGGCTGTTCAATCTTATTTTATTATTTTAAAAAAAAAAAAAAAAAAAAAAAAAAATATAAAATAGAGATA